ATACAAACAGGGGTTTTTGTTGATAAATATCAATGCTCAAATAATGGCGGTATTGCTTCGAGTATTAAGCTGGGCAATCCTTTGTCATCAGCTTTAGTGCATAACCCGTTTAGTGGTTTAACCGGCTTAACGACGGGTGATAATATCTATGCAGGTGCTTTTAAGGCAGCGAAAACACGAGGCACCAAGTTCTTTTGTAACTCGAGGTTTATCTTTAATGCGTTATCACTGTTATCGTTAGCGCATGGACAGGCAGCTACATCAACAACCCCTTGTGCTTGGTATGATGCAACTGGAGTCACTAATTTCCCTAAAGGCAATAATAATAACGCCCTGAAAGATACTAATGATGCCACTGTGACCTATATTACTGACGGCTATCCTAATTGTGGACAAACGGGGTCATCTTCTAACTTAGCTAAGACTGCGCACAATGGTCAAAGCTGTGGCGTGGTTGATTTAAACGGCAATCTATGGGAAATCAATGCTGGATTTATCAGTGACGGAGCTAATTATTATCTATTAAAAACCAGTGTTGATATTAATGCGCTAACAGGTGGAAATACGCTAAGTACCGACGCTTGGGGCGCTACCAGTATTACTACAAATTATGATTTGCTAGGTGCAACGTATGGTGCATTAACCGCATCTAGTACAGCAAAAACCTTTGGCGCAGCAACGCAAGTTTTTGATGGGGCAACATCAGGCACTGCGTGGGCGGCAACTGGCTCAGGCATCCCATTATTAACGGGAATCGGTGGTACGAATGCAATGGGTAATGATGTGTTATACGATTATCGGCCGAATGATATGTGCCCTCTTGCTGGTGGTCCTTGGCTCAGTGGGGCGCCTGCGGGTGTTTGGGCGCTCACGTTGAGCGACTATCGGGCGAGCTCGTCCTACACTCTTGGCTTTCGCTCGGCCTTGTATCTTTGAGGCCTTGAGCGATAGCGATGGGGCTGCACTCTGAAGCAGGATTAGATAGAAAATTTATTGAATTTACAAAACTGATGACAATTTATTTAAATCACTTTCCTGCTTATGAAAAATACGGGCTTGCTTTAGAAATAAGGCGAGCTGCGTATGACGTGTATGCGCTGATTGTCGAGTGCCAAAAGCGCTATCATAAGAAAACCACACTCACGAGTCTGGATATTCGCCATGAGCAATTACGCATGATGATTCGCTTGGCTAATGAACTGGGCTATTTTGGTTTTAAAGACGGTAAAAAAGATAAAAAACTGGCAGAACATCGGTATTTAAATCTATCGCTGCTGGTTGATGAACTTGGACGCATGATCGGTGGCTGGATAGCCTCTGATCGCGCCAAGAGTGTAGTGCGGGAAGTATCTTAATATGTGCCCTATTGCTGGTGGTAATTGGAACAATGGAGCGAATACGGGTGTTTGGACGCTCAATTTGAACAACAATCGGACGAACTCGAACAACAATATTGGCTTTCGCTCGGACTCGGTAAAGCCTCGAAATCTGATGTATGGATATGGTGGAGCCAAGGGAGATACTTTCCGGTGCGTAGCAAGTGCTATGGCGAAATCGGTCTGCCCTCATTTTTCTGGTAGCAATAACCTAGTCAATTTTGCACGTAGGCGCGAACGTCAGATGAGGGTTTTATTTTGAAACGGCAGGGTCATTTATTTGAGCAAGCCTTTACGCATGATAATTTAGTGCAAGCATTTTATGACGCAGCAAAAAGCAAGCGAGGTCGTCGTGGTTGCTTTGATTTTGAAAAGCATTTAGCGATCAATATTAAAGAATTGCATAACGAACTACATAGCGGCAGCTATTGTCCGAAGCCATACTTTACTTTTACTATTCATGAGCCTAAAGAGCGGATCATTTTTGCACCCGCTTTCCGTGATTGTGTTGTACAGCATGCTATTTACCGCATTATATCGCCCATTTTTGAAGCGACTTTTATAGATCAGTCATTTGCTTGTCGGGTTAGTTTCGGTACGCATAAAGCCGCTGATTATGCACAACACGCCCTACAACAAGTGCCACACGATAGCTATACACTCAAGCTAGATATTAGAAAATTCTTTTATCGCATTGATAGGGCTATTTTAAAAGCGCTTATTGAGAAAAAGATAAAAGATCAGCGCATGGTTAGGGTGATGATGCTATTTACAGAGCATGGCGAAGTCTTAGGTATTCCGATTGGCAACCTATTATCACAACTTTATGCGTTAATTTATTTAAACCCACTAGATCACTATATTAAGCGAGAGCTACAGATTAAACATTACTGCCGCTACGTTGATGATTTTATCTTGTTTGGCATTACGCATAAGCAAGCAATAGATTATCAGCAGATACTGATTAATTACATTGATAGTAATTTAAATCTTGAGCTATCCAAGTCAGCGATTGCTAAAGTCAGTAAGGGTATTAATTTTGTGGGTTATCGTACATGGTCAACTAAGCGCTTTATTCGTAGACGCAGTTTATATAATTTTAAACAAGCTGTTAAAGCATCAAAGCTAGATTCAATTATTTCTATATTGGGTCATGCACGAAAAACTCATACTTTAAATTTCCTTTTAACCAAACTAAGAGAGACTTATGCCGACTATTTACAGTTACCAAAAATATACCGACCCTCTAATAAGCCGTACTTTGCGCTTGCCTGAAAGTGATACACATAGCCCTTTAGGTACAGAGTTAGCAACGATTGACGGACTAACTTATGTTTCAATTCCAGAGCAAGCGGTATTGCCAACTAATCAGCCGGAAGAAATTAGTGCCAGTATTGCCGAAGTCACAATGACTGACACATTGAAAGAAGCAATCAAGCTGGTTAGCCCACATACTCAGCTAATCGCCCAGCGTATTATTGAAACAATACGCTCTAATTACACGATTGATGACGAAATGTATTTTGCCCGAATTGGTGTAGGCGCTTCAATGGGGCTTTACGTACCATCGGCTCAAGAATTACAAGAAATGACCGTCTTTGGTGAGTTTGTTGAAGCGACGCGTCAATGGGGTAGAGATCAACGGGCTTTATTAGGCTTATAAATTGAATGACATAATAAATAGGAATTGAAATGGGAAAAATAATATCACTATTCATCTGGTTAAAATCCAGATTATTAGAGCCTAGCTCAGATTCGTGATTGGGTTAGTTAATCAATATCCTCTGGCTTGATATGCGTGTATCTAGCCAGAGTGCGCCAGTCTGTGTGCAGCGTAAATTGCTGAACTTGCTGAATACTGTAGTTTTGGTTAAATAGTCTGGTAGCCGCTGCATGACGCATATCATGAAAATGTAAATCTTTGATATGCAGTGATGTGCAGGCATTGTTAAAAATGACGCTAATACTACGAGCCTGGTATGGAAATATAAACTGACTTGTAGCAGGTTGTTTTTGTGCTATCTTCCAAGCGGATTTCTCATATTTAAAACGTCGGTGATTGCCTTTCTTATCGCGTGGATGTTTTGCATCCCTAACCATGCCAGTATGCTTTTCATCATTATTATCACTCCATTCTATACGTGTAATTTCAGAAAGACGACGCGCTGAAAAATACGCGAACCACATAATGTCGGACATAGGTGTTCGGCTTTTTTGTTGCTTTCTAAAGTAACGTGTTAGCTTTAGCATTTCCTGCCAAGTCGGGATCCGTGTTCTTTTATCAGGCTTGGCAATCATCCGTTCTTGTTTCAGCACGATAACTGCACGATCAAACACGCTGAGATCACAATCAAAGCCATCAACTGCGCTCATGGTGGCAAGGGCTGTTTTTAGGGTTGATAAATCCATCGAAACAGTTTGGGGTTTTGCTTGTGTATTGCGCTCGATACAGTGATCTATTAAATCCTTTGCGGTAAGTTTGTCAATATCAATGCTTGCGATATCATAGTGCGACAATCGTGCAAGGTCATTGCTCTTTGATTTACCAAACCCAGATCCAAAGCGTTCAATGTAATTATCAATAATTTCTTTGATAGTCAGCGTAGACACTTCACCGTGTATTAATGCGCGTTCAATTTCTTTACTGCGCTTCTCTGCCCAGTCAATAGCAAGTTGCCGGGTTGAAAATGTTTTACTCTCACGTTTTTTATCTTTAGTGATAAAAGCACGATAAGATATAGAGCCGTTTTTGTTTTTTATTTTCTGGGGTCGAATCATTTGCTATTATTTAATTATCTGCACGATGAAAAAATCTATCGTGCATTTATCGTGCAGTTAGCTTTAAAAATAACACATAATACGCACGAATAACACAACAAAAACACAGCAAAGCCCAGTAAATATGGCTAAGTCCTTCTTTTATAAAGTAGATTATACCGATGACATTTTGGCTTAAAGAATAATAAAGTCATTATAAAATCAAAGAGTTAATAAGCGCAC